TAAGTTTTCATCCTGGACAATTTTGTGTCCTTTCAAGTGCAACACCAGATATAGTAGAAAGAAGTATAGAAGAATTTGAATATCATGCAGACATGGCAAGATGGATGGGATTTGGCAAAACTTTTCAAGATGGTTGCAAAATTAATGTCCACATATCAGGCAGACAAGGACCAGACGGCATTAAAAAAGCATTGCCAAGATTATCACAAGAAGCAAGAAATTTAATTACAATAGAAAATGACGAGATGGGACATGGATTAGAGAAAAGTCTAGAACTAGAAAAAAACCTTGCATTGGTTTTAGACATACATCATCATTGGATTAGAGATGAAGAATATATAGATGCTAAAGATGATAGAGTGAAAAGAGTAGTAGACTCATGGCGTGGTGTGAGACCTACAATGCATTATTCATATTCTAGAGACGAAGCACTTGCACCTGCACAGTTGGGAGATAAAATGCATACTCAAATGCACAATATTCGTGACTTGTTGGAAAAAGGTTGTAAAAAACAAAAACTACGTGCCCACTCGGATTTGTTACCCAATCAAAAAGCTAATGACTGGGCGTTATCTTTTTCAGATAACTTTGACATACAGGTTGAAGCCAAAGGTAAAAATATGGCTTCTGAAGAGCTACACAATCAGTGGCTAAATACTGGTGCATGAAATTTAAAGAAATAAACGATACTAGTTGTCCAAGAACCAAAGCAGAAATTTGTTCTTGTGAAAGCATTAAAACATTATCCGAACAAGCAACAGACGTAAAAGCATATGTTGAACTTCAACAAAGTGAAACGGTCAAAGGCACTATACTATTGATGCAAAAGCCAGGCACACCAACATTGATAAAAGGTAGAATAGAAGGACTTGAACCAGGTGAACATGGTTTTCATATACATGAATATGGAGACATGAGTGATGGTTGTGCTTCAATGGGCGGACATTACAATCCTGATGCAGGTGAACATGGCAATATTGATGGAGGTCATGTAGGTGATCTTGGAAATGTTACTGCTGATGACAACGGTGTTGCAGACTTTACCATAGTTGCTAAACGTGTTGACCTCGTAGGTGACCGATCAGTTGTTGGTAGAGGCATTGTTATACATAAAGATCAAGACGATCTTGGCCAAGGTGGAGATGCCGAATCAAAAAAAACTGGTAACGCAGGTGATAGACTTGCCTGCGGTGTAATAACTTTAAAAGAATAATCCTAAATAATAAATAACAGTGCAACGCCACTATATGTGACGTCGGCAAAAACTCCGACCTCTTAATGCTTTAATGCGTGGGCCGGGCCGTAGGTGGAACTCTCCACTAGCTTTACAATAAAACAAAACGAGTGTAAAATATATTATGTTTGAAAACATTCATAATTGGCCCTTAGAACATTGGCACATAGAAATATGTAGTAAGTGTAGTTTAAAGTGTAGTCGCTGTTCCCGACAAGAAGTTCCAGAAGGACTTGTAAACAGAGATTTGTCTTTGCAATGGTTTAAAGAAAACTTCACAGGAAAACTATTAAAAGAAGTAAAAAAAATAACTTTTTGTGGTGATGATGGCGACCCAATATACTCAAAAGATTTATTGGAAATATTAAAATGGTTTAGAACAAAAAACAACCAAGTTCAATTTGTCATAGTGACTAATGGATCATATAAAACCAAAGCATGGTGGACACAATTGAATTCTATATTAAACGAAAAAGATCATGTTCAATTTTCAATAGATGGATGGGATCAAGAATCAAATAACCTTTACAGAGTAAATTGCAATTGGTATACTATAATGCTTGGAATAAATGCTTTATCTAAGAGCAAAGCATATAAAACTTGGGCCGCTATTGCATTTAAGTTTAATGAAAACAAAATTGATACCATGAAGCAGATGGCAAAACAACTTAATTTTGATAATTTCCAACTTACTTTAAGTACAAAATTTGGAAAAAATTATTCCAGCTATCCAAAAAATGACCCATTACAGCCAAGTGATGAATATGTGGCTGTTGGTAGATTTACAAGGCAAACCGATAGTTTAAGTGATAGGGTTTGGAAAGATAAATGTATAGACATATTTGCAAAAAGATATTATAATGAAAATACAAACAACAAAAGTATAATACCGTTGTGTATGATTGGTAACAAAGGACTTTATATAAACGCTCAAGGAAAATTTTATCCCTGTTGCTGGACGGGTTTAAGATATCCACACAATAAAAATGTTTTTGAATATATAAATTTTAATAAAAAGTTACCTGAAGTTTTAGATAACAATATGTGGAACACACTTTTTAAAGATATTTTGCTAGGCGGCGGACCAAAAGAATGTGGTGAAAAATGTTCTACTAAAAAATGGAACTTAGAACACGCAACTACATGGTAAAATTACTGTCACAAACTAAAACTTTGCAAACCACTTTAAACAATGGTTACGACAAAAAATTTAAGCACAGTATCTTTTTAAACTCGGACGGAGTTGTTGAAGATTTTATACATTGGTGTGAAAAAAACTGTAAAGGTAGATGGGGATGGTGGTATGAAACCACAATAGAATGGGAAAGACATTGGGATTCTAGTGGTAACAAGGCCTACATGAGTTTTGGAAATAAAAAAGAAGCCACACGTTTTTGGTTTGAAAATTGCAATTTAATATATGACACAGATTACGGAAAAGATTGAGTATTGGGGCTCCAACCTTAAACTTTTAGAAGGAATGGACAGATTCCAATACATAATTGAGCAGGCACGACTTGCAAAACCTATGCATGAAAAATATAAAATTAAAGAATTTCAAATACATGGTTGTGCCAGTAAACTTTGGGTAGTTCCAGAAATGAGGCAAGATAGATTGTTTTTGACAGTAGACAGTGATGCTTTTATCACTAAAGGCACAGCGGCAATACTCGCTGATATTTTTGATGGACAATCATGCAGAGAAATAAGTTTGATAACAAAAGAAGATATTGCAAAATTAGGTATAATTGAAATTTTAACACCACAAAGACAAAATGGACTCAGCAACATGATCACAACAATTCAAAGGTACGCACAAAACAGATAATTAATATTATGCAATGGTTTAAAATTACAGAGACAGCAAAAGCACAAATGGAAAACTTGCTGACTAAAAATCCAGACAAATATGCAGTCAGTCTTGGCGTACAAGGTGGAGGCTGTGCAGGATTCAAATATGATTGGGGATTTATTGACAAACCAGAAAATGTTAATGAAGACGATCATGTTGAAGACTGGGGCACAGGAAAATTTGTCGTAGACAGTCAATCTATGCTGTACGTGGCTGGAACACAAATTGATTGGAAAGAAGAAGTTTTTGGTTCACAATTTGAAATAACAAATCCTAACGCAAAGGGTGGCTGTGGTTGTGGAGAAAGTTTTGGAGTTTAATGGAAGATAAAAATAAAATATTTGAAGAAACTTGTTTTGTTATAGGCAACGGTGAAAGCAGATTGATTTGGAAGGATTGGAATGCCCTAAAAAATATTGGTACAGTGTACGGGTGCAATGCAATTGTGCGAGATTATCCCGATCTGTGTAAAAAAATATTTGTTGTAAACCCACCGTTATATGATGAGATTGTTGCTGGTAAAGAAAAAAATGGAATCACTGGTGACATAGTTGGATTGGATCGAATAAGCAAATGGAATTATCTAGATGGACTAAAAGATACTTTGCCTTCAACAAAAAAAACTATTACTCCTGCTGGACTAAAAATTTACAGAATATGGCAAGGTGGAGATGCTAAAAAAGCTCAATGGCGTCTAATCGATGTATCCAAAGGAAGAGGTAGTGGCTGTAGTGCTGTACTTGATGCGGCTGAATCAGGTTTTAAAAATATTTTTATTATTGGGTTTGACATTGTAGGAGCTCAACAATGGGAACATAAAAAAAGTGTTATGAGTAGAGCACAAAATAATATTTACAAAAATACTCCACATTATCCTGATAGAATGAACATGAAGGCATATCTCAAATACGAATGGATGTATCAACTTACACAGACTGCTTTGAAATTTCCTGGCTCAAAATTTATTCACATCAATAGGTTAGAAAATCTAAAAGCCAACTATCTTTTACCTGACTATTTCAAACACGCTAGAGGAAATTGTAGAGCGGCCAGTTATGCTGAACTAAAAAAATTCACTGAAGATCCAGTAAATTATTGGCACAGACTGAAGTGGATTATAAAATAATTACAAAAATTTTGTTGAACTAGCATCTAGTTTATAGATGTTACGCATTTTTACGCCAACCTTTTGAGCAAACGTTTTTGAGTCACAATTAGGGCAGACATGCTTGTAATCGTTTGTTGCTCTTTCAGGATTTACCTTGGCCCTTGCTCTAAAAAAGATATCTCTACAAGAATCACATTTAAAAACATATATGGTGCTTTTACGTTTGAAGGAGTGGTATATGCCAAGTTTGCTTTGGCGTTCATAAAGTCGGAGTGTTTTTAGTGTTTCTACGAACATGGTTGCTCCAGAATTATTTAATAAATACTAGGAGATTATAATATGGCCAGACTTACAATAGACACAGGAACCTCGGGCAATCCAGCCACTGGCGACTCCTTACGGAGTGCTTTTACAAAGATTAATGAAAATTTCTCAGAAGTATATAGGGTAGTTGGAGATCCGGATACTGGATTATTAACCACAGATAAAACAAATGGCACAATAAAAATACAACCCAATGGATCAGGGTTGGTTGAAATTGATCAATTGTCAATTAGTGGCGATAATATCACTAGTTTAATAACAAATGGAACAGTTAACATAACTGGACAAGCCACAGGTGGTGTGAAAATTGAAGAAATACTTTTTGTAGGTTCAAGCATATCATCACAAGATTCAACTATAATAAACATCAATGATGGAGTTGTAATTGATGGACCATTGACTGTCAACGGTGAGTTTGTCCTTAACGATTTGGTAGTAGGCACACTTAATGTTGATAACTTAAATTTTAACGACAACGTTATTAGTTCTGATTCCAACGCAGATATTTTATTATCTCCAGGTGGTACCGGTAGTGTTCAAGCATCAGGAATTGCTATTAGAGGAACAACTATTTCGTCAGATGATTCAACAGCAATTAATATCAACGAAGCATTAATAGTTGACGGCACAGCAACAGTTGCCGGTGCATTAAGTTCTGCAACAAGTTTGGCTTTGGCCACTGGTGCAACTGTCACAGGCATTGCAGACGAAGACGACATGACTTCCAACAGTGCAACTCTACTTTCTACACAACAATCAATCAAAGCATATGTTGACGCAACAGTCACAGCACAGGATCTTGACTTCCAAGGTGACTCAGGTGGTGCATTAAACATTGATTTGGACAGTGAAACTTTAACACTTACAGGTGGTACAGGTATTGACACAACTGGAGCTTCAAACACAGTTACATTTGCAATTGATTCAACCGTGGCAACATTGGCAGATTCACAAACACTTACAAATAAAACATTAACTAATCCTATCCTATCTCCTACTGCTACAACAGCCGGTAAGGTTGAGTTTTTAGAAGGAACAGACAACGGTTCTAACAAAGCAACACTGATAGGTCCTGCAAGCACCGCCGATGTAACTATTACATTGCCAGCCGCAACTGATACGTTGGTAGGTAAAGCAACAACAGATACATTTACAAATAAAAGTATAGATTTTGACAACAACACAATAACCAATATTGAAGTAGACAATTTAAAGTCAGGTGTACTAGACACAGATCTTACAGCAGTCGCGGGTACAGACACAACCTTAGCTTCAGCAAAAGCAATCAAGACTTATGTTGATGCACAAGATGCCAACATAGCCAGTGACACATTGACATTGACCAACAAAACATTTGATGCTGAAGGCACAGGCAATGCCCTATCCAATGTGGACGTGGCAAATTTAAAATCAGGTGTGTTGGACACGGACATCAGTTCAGTATCTGGCAGTGACGACACAATCGCTTCTGCGAAAGCAATCAAGACTTATGTTGATTCACAGGTCACAGCACAGGATTTAGACTTGGCAGGCGACAGTGGCACTGGAGCAGTTGACCTAGATTCACAATCACTCACTATCGCAGGTGGAACAGGATTGGCGTCAGTAGCAGGCAGTCAAACAGTCACATTGAACATAGACTCAACAGTGGCAACATTGACCGGTTCACAGACTTTGACAAACAAAACACTAACAAGTCCAACTATCACTAATGCAACGATATCTGAAATAATAACTAATGCAATCACATCAAATGGTTCCAATGCAGATATAAGCATACAACCAAGTGGTTCAGGAGATGTTATATTAAGTGGCATACGTATTAACGGTACAACATTAGACTCATCAGATTCAAGCTCAATTAATATCAATGAAGGATTAATTGTTGATGGCACAGTGACTGCGGGTGCTTTCGCTGGACCACTGACAGGTGCGGTTACAGGAAATGCCGATACAGCAACTACATCAACAAACGTAACAGTAGCAGATGAGTCAACTGATACTACTTGTTTCCCATTATTTACAACTGCCGCAAGTGGAGACTTACCACCTAAGAGTGGTACTAATTTAACTTTTAACAGTGGTAGTGGAGTATTAACTGCTAGTGGATTTATTGGTGCTTTGACAGGAACTGCTTCTATTGCCTCTGCCGTAGTAGTAGCGGATGAGTCAAGTGATACTACTTGTTTTCCATTATTTGCATCCGGGGCAACGAGTGGTCAGACAGTTAAAAGTGGATCTAATTTAACATTTAATAGTAGCACAGGTATAATAACTGCTACAGGCTTTGCAGGTACTTCTGTCACAACAAATGACATAACAGTACAGACTTCGGGTACAGCAACATTGGCAAGCTCATCGGCTTCAGTGCTAGACAGTTTTGCAAGTGCAACATTCAGAAGTGCCAAATACATGGTGTCTATTAAAAACACCGCCAATTCAAGATTTGAAACTGCAGAATTATTAGTGGTGCATGACGGTACAAACAGTTTTATATACTCAACAGGTGTCAGTTCAACAGGTGATGCGATGGCTACATACACCACAGATATTGACAGTGGCAATGTTAGAATTTTGGTAGTGCCACAAACAGCCGATTCCACAGTTTACAAATTCCAACGTACATTGATAGTCGTTTAGTAGTCTAGTTTTTTTCACTAAATATTAGCCAATATGGCACAAACTCTAATAAACGTAGGTATAACAGCAAATGACGGATCTGGAGACAGTATCCAAACTGCTGGTGCTAAAATCAATGCTAATTTTAATGATCTTTACGGGCCAACAGGTGGCATAGCTAGTGTACAACAAACATGGTCAAACAATGTCATTGCCACTGATGAAACAAATGCAAATTTAAATTTATTTGCCCATGGCACAGGATCTATAAATCTTGCTAGCATCAAAGTAAAAGGAACAAGTATTTTTTCAGACGATTCTTCTACAATTAATATTAATGATGGACTTTTAGTAGATGGTTCGTTTACTGCTACAAGCTTCGCTGGCGTTGGATCGGCTTTGACAAACTTCACCATAGAGACAATTGGTGATCTAACAGCCACAGGATCAACAATCAACACGCCTTCCAACGCTGATCTAACTTTTGCATTTTCTGGCACTGGTTCGTTGGTTTTGCCTGCTATTACAATCGAAGACAACAACATTGTAGGCACAAGAACAAACGAAGATATTCATTTGTTTGCCAGTTTATCTGGTGCTGTAAATGTTACAGATATCACAATTGATTCAAGTTTTAGACTTATAGACAATGAAATATCAGCAACTAGAACAAATGACAACCTAGTTCTTAATCCTGCAGGTACAGGATCAGTCGCTGTCAGCAATATAGATGCTAACTCAGGCACAGTTGACGGCACAACATTAGGTGCAACTACACCAGACGCGGCTACATTCACAACACTGTCAACAACAACTTTCAGCACAACTGGTTTAACAATTACAGACAATGAAATAAGTGCCACAAACACAAACGACACTTTAAAATTTAATGGTAGTGGAACAGGAACAGTTTTAGTAAATGGATTTACTCTTCCAACTTCTGATGGTTCAAGCGGACAAGTGTTAAAAACTAACGGAAGTGCTGTATTATCATTTACAAGTTCTCCAATTTTGTTAGGTGAATCTACAATAGTAGACAACCAAACAACTATTAGTTTTAAAACACTAACAGACATTGATCATGTTACTGCCACAGGCACTCATGAATTAATTCAATCTGGTGCCACAGTCATAAACGAGTTTGCTACTTCAAAATATGACAGTGCATTTTATTTGGCAATAGCTAGAGATGACGATGCTGGAAATTTTGAAGCGGCCAAATATTCTTTAGTACATAACAACAGTGATGCTTTTGTAAGTGCCAGTAACCTAGTCAAATCTGATGACAACAATTATTTGACTGTGACAGCAGACGTCAGTAGCAGTAAAGCAAGATTAATAGCATCAGGGGCCGGCACAGACATGAATGTTAAATTTTATAGATTGGGATTGGGTGATGGTGATTCAGGAGGTTATATCAGTGAGGATACAACCAATGCTGTGACAGTTCTTAACACAGACGTAGATTCTGCTGTAGAAAATCTTGATTCGTGGGCTATAGGAACATACAGAGGGGCAAAATATTTTATTTCAGTCAACGATGCGGCAAAAACTGAACTAGGTAATCTAGAAGTTTTAGCGGTGCATGACGGCACAAATGCCTTTGTAAACACTTACAATATTGTAAACACAGGCAATAATGATTTATTAACAATCACTGCCGACATTGACAGTGGCAATTTTAGACTTAGAGCGTCAGGCAATACTCCAAATTTAAGAGTGCATATGTATAGAATACTTTTAAAAGACAACGAGTCAACATCCACAGGCACAAATGTAAGAATAATTGGAGCAGTGACAGTATCAAGCACAGCAACAGCAGTTGATACATTTGACACAGGTACCTATCAAGGTGCACACTATATTTTTGTTGGAAGCAATTCTGGAGAAGCATCAGGATCCATACAGGAGGCCACGGTTGTTAGTAACGGAACAACAGCACTTATATCACAAGGACCTGTTGTAAGCACCAAGAGCACAGATCAATTAATTTTTAGTGCAGATCATTCTGGCACAACAACAACGGTCAAAGCGGCTAGTACCTCAGGCAGTTCAACCACTGTAAATGGATACAGGGTACAATTGGCTAGAGCGGCAGGATCTTCCACATCACAGCAGACACTCGATAGTTTCACAGCCACTAGCTTTAGATCGGCAAAATACAATGTGCAAATTGCGGATGATACAGGAGGAAATTATGAATTTTTTGAACTTAACTTGACTCACAATGGAACAACTCCTTTCATAAGTACGTTTGCTAGAATTGGTGACAGTGATCCAAGTGATCTTGTGACTATTTCAGCTGACATTAACAGCGGCAGTGTCAGACTACTTGGCACATTAACAGGTTCAACCAACGACCATGTTGTCACAGTAGTAAGGAGAATTTTAAACGTATAATGACACAACAGACACTTAACACAGGAACACAGGCAAACGACGGTACAGGCGATTCATTGCGAGCGGCAATGATAAAAGTCAATGACAATTTTACAGAACTTTACAGTTCACCTTTGTTGACCAGTGCAATAATTGTAGAAGGCAATGAAATACGAACTACCAGAAGTAATGAGGACCTTGTTTTACAGGCGGCCGGCACAGGAAGTGTTGTTGCAGACGCATTAAGTTTTAAAGGCACGTCAATTAGTTCCGCTGATTCAACCGCGGTAAACATAAATGATGGACTTGTAGTGGACGGCACTGTTACAGCAACAAGTTTTGCTGGTGATGGAAGTGCTCTTACAGGATTAACAACAAATGCTATTAGTGATTTGACTGTAATAGGTTCAACTATTACTGCACCATCTAATGCAGACATAACTTTAGCACCAGGAGGCACAGGCAAAGTTGTTTTGTCTGCCATACAGATTGACGACAACAATATAGAAGGCACAAGAACAAACGACAATATCAATATTACACCCAATGGCTCAGGACAAGTAGTTGTCAACAGACTTTTAGTAGACGGAAATATCCAATTTGAGGACAATGAAATATCAGCAACAGTAACCAACAGTGATTTAGTTATTAATCCATCTGGCACAGGATCTGTGGTCATGTCTAAAGTAGACATTGACAGTGGCGCAATTGATGGCACAACTGTTGGAGCTTCTTCAGCTGAATCAGGTGTGTTTACATCAGTCACTGCAAATACAAGTGCAACAGTTGATGGTGTTACTTTATCCGACAATGAAATTACTGCCAATGCTACAAATGCCAATTTAGTTTTGACCGGTAGCGGCACAGGCGGAGTTACTATAAGTGGATTTACTTTTCCAACCAGCGATGGAAGTAGCGGACAATTTATCAAAACCAACGGAGCAGGAGTTTTAAGTTTTGCCACTGCAGGTGCAACTTTAAGTCATAGTACAATAGCAGACGGCACAACAACTGTATCAGCATCTACTATAACAAACATAGACACTTTTGCCAAAGCAACTTTTAGAAGTGCAAAATATATTGTTTCAGCGGTAAATGCGGCTGATACTAGATTTGAAATTTTTGAAGCTAACATCACTCATGATGGCACAAATGCATTCTTAGCAACATTTGGTTCAACGACAAGTGGAACAGAAGGACTTGGAACTTACAGTGCTGACATAAGCGGTGCTAATGTGCGTTTACGTGTTGTATCTATTACAGACGACGATGTGGTGTATAAATTCCAAAGAATCGCAGTAAACGTATAATATTTTTACATTAGGTTTATAAAATTTTCAATAAATAACTGCAAATGGCAAGACAAACGATCAATATAGGTACTAATGCAAACGACGGAACAGGTGATCCGTTAAGAACAGCATTTGATAAAATCAACGACAACTTTTCAGAGTTGTATGGTGGCGATGATGATGCTTCTTCGCTTTTAGAAAACGACACAGCACCAAAAATTTCTGCAAATTTAGACGTCAATAACTTTCAAATTACCACAGACGTTACCAATGGCAATGTAACCATTAACCCAAATGGCACAGGAAATGTTTCGATTGCTGGAGTCAACATAAAAGGAACAACAATTTTTTCAGATGATTCAACTTTCATTAACATCAACGAAGGATTAATAGTTGATGGTACAACTGCGGTATCTGGTGCATTAAGTTCAGCAACAAGTTTGGCATTGGCCACTGGTGCAACTGTCACAGGCATAGCAGACGAAGACGACTTAACTTCTAACAGTGCAACACTTTTAGCAACACAACAGTCAATCAAAGCATACGTTGATGCAACTGTCACAGCACAAGATTTAGATTTTGGCACTGATGATTCAACTGCTTTAACTATTGATTTAGATTCAGAAGTTTTACAATTTTCTGGAGGTACTGGTATATCTACATCAGGTAGTACAAATACAGTGACTTTTGCAATTGATACAGGTACGGTTGTAACAAAAACAGACACACAGACTTTAACAAATAAAACATTGACATCACCAACTATTGATGCACCTACAATGACTGGTACAGTAACTATTGATAATGTTACTATAAATGATTCAGAAATTTCAACGTCATCTAATGCAAACCTAAATGTAAATCCAGGTGGTTCGGGTACTATAGAACTTGAAGCCGCAACAAACATTACTGGAAACACAAACATCACAGGTGATTTAACTACTGACGATATTACAACAGCAGGCACACAAACAATCACAGGTACTTTGATTGTAGACGGCGTCACAATTAAAGATAACAAAATTACAACTAACGCCTCAAACGCAGTTTTACAAATTGCGGCAAACAGTTCAGGAACGGTTGATGTACAAAATGCAATGACCACAATTGGTCAAACAGTGACAGGTACAGAAACAATCACTGGACAACTAAACATCGATAATTTAAGAGCAGACGGAAACACAATTTCAGCTACAAATACAAATGGTGGTATTGTAGTCACTCCAGCTGGTACAGGAACAATTACTTTAAACGGAAATTTTGTTGCTGTAACCAATGAGTTATCGGCAAATGATGTAGCAATTGGTAGTGAATTATTATTAGCAGACGGTGCACAAATAGTACAAGTTTCAACAAACTCAGATTTAACTTTAGTAACAAGTGGTACAGGGTCAGTTACAACTTCATCACAGTTAACTTTAACTGGGTCATTTAAAAAAGCCATACACACATTTGTAGCTACTGATTCTGTCACAGAAATAGAACACGCAGGTAGAACACTTTTACTTGGTGAAGTTGGTGGAAATGCAAACGTTGTTTTAACAATGCCAGATGCAACAGGTTCAGGTAACATTTACGAATTTATAGTAAGTGTTGCAATGGGTGGTTCTACTACCTACAAAATTCAAGCCGCTGATGCTAATAATACATTCTCAGGACAGATACAATACTTGGATGAAGATGGCACAGCAGTTTCAGCTTTCCCAACAGTTTCGGCAACAGACACGATCACACTTAACAGTGGCACACAAGGCGGGCTTATAGGTGACACAGTTACATTAATTGACATAGCCGCAGACAAATACGCAGTCAAAGGTCAAATGAGAGTTGCTTCTGGAACAGATCCAGCTACACCATTTACTGCCGCAGTAAGTTAATCATAAAACTCCATAAATATCCTTGTAAAGGAGTAAGTTCAATATGGCCTCACCGGTCTGGAAAACTACAGCAGGTTTGCTTGGTATAATCAACGAACGTGATTATTATTCAGTGCAATTGACAGCAGAAGATGCTGACAGCACTGCCTTGACTTATTCCAAAATAGCAGGAACCTTACCTACAGGAATTGAACTTACCTCCACAGGTTTACTGCGTGGTGTGCCGACGGAGGTTGCAACAAGATCCCTTTACACTTTTGTTGTGAGAGTCTCCGACGGTACAAATATTGCTGATAGAACTTTTAATTTACAGGTACAAGGTGCTGATGCTCCAACTTTTACTACAGCCAGTGGACAATTGGATCTTTCTGATTCTACTAGACTTAGTAATAGATGGGTATTGGACGGATCGTTTATAAGTTTCACAATGGAAGCAACTGATCCTGACACTGCTACAGGTCAAACTTTGGTATATGATCTTATAGCGGGAGAATTGCCGCCAGGAGTAACCATTAATGAGTCAGGACTAATTTCCGGAACAATAAAATTAACAGACAACGAGTTACTTGGTAACATTGGCGGATATGATAACACATATGATTTTGACGATATAGAATATGATCCAACTGTAAGAACTACATCAAGGTCAGTAAACTATGTTTTTACAGTAAGAGTTTCAGATGGTTCCAATACAGAAACACAACAACAAAGTATATTTGTTTATACAGCAGATTTTTTTAGAGTTGACAATGATAGAATATCAATTGATGCTACAGAAATAGACGGCAGTCCATTATTGATGAGCATGAGTGGCAATAGAAGACCTATATTTGAAACTGACAGTGCTTTAGGATCATTTAGACATGACAATAATGTTGTTATTAAAATTGATGTTGTAGACTTTGACAGTCTACAAGGAGACTTAACTTATTCAATACAGGCAGGATCGTTGCCTACAGGTTTGACTATTGATACTGCTACAGGTGAAATATCAGGCAAGTTGGGCACACAATTAGCTGTATCTGTTGATTACAATTTCACAGTAAGAGCTTCTAGAACCGATGGCGCTGGAGTTTCAACATTATCAGACAAAAACTTTAGTATGACAGTTATTGGAGAAATAGATATTGGAGTTACATTTACAAGTGCAACTGACCTTGGGTCAATAATTGCAGGCATTCCTAGTTTAGTAGCTGTAGAGGCAACAACTGATGAAACTAATAGAGTTTTAGAATACTCAGTAACTTCTGGTAGTTTACCTAATGGTCTAACTTTGTCTTCATCGGGTAACATAATCGGTACAATAGACAAAACTGAATTTACGACCGTTGATAACAACGACATTACATTTGATACAAACAGTTTAAGTTTTGATAGAAAGTATACATTTACTGTATCTGTTAATGATCAGTATCAAACACTTTCAACTGCTAAAGAATTTAATTTAAAAGTAAGTTTACCATACGGAGTAGAGTATGGAAATATGATAGCACAAGGATTGATTCCAAGTGCAGATAGAGATTTATTTTATCAAGTGGCACAAGATCCTGATATTAACTCAGAAGAAAATATATTTAGACCGGAAGACAACAGTTTTGGAATACAAACAAATCCAGAAATGCTTTTAATGTCTGGCCTAGAACACAAAACACTCAATGTTCTTCAAGCACAAATGGAAAAGAACCACACACCAAAAACATTATATTTTGGAGATTTAAAAACAGCAGTTGCCAAACAAAATGGTTCAACAGTTTATGAAGTAGTTTACTTAGAAATGCAAGACAATTTAGTAAACTCGTCAGGTACAAGTGTGGCATCTGAAATAACTTTAAGAAGTGATATTGTAAGACCATCTATTGGTCCTTTGGCTGACGCAAATAGAATCACTACAGATTTTGATGTTTATGACATAACAACCGATAGCGGTTTAAGTTTTAGTATAGCAGGATCTAAAATTAGATATGCCAATCAACTCACAGCAGATACTGGTATTTTTGAAAAACTTTTTCCTAATGCTGTTGCAAATATGAGATCACAAATGAAGTCATTAGGGCAAAGAGAATATGTGCATTTACCATTGTGGATGAGAACTAGTCAGAATTCAAGTGGTGTACCTTTAGGATACAAAATGGCCATAGTACTTGCATATTGTAAACCAGGCAAATCGGGTATAATTAAAAAGAGAATCACAGATAAAAGCATTGACTTCAAAAAACTTAACTTTACAATAGACAGATACAGAACTAATATTAATCTTGTTGACACAGGCACAATTACCACAGATGGTTCCACAAGCAGTTTTGAATTGAACGAAATAGTACATGACGAAGAAGTTAAAATACGTCAAAACAGCACAGTTTTAAATTTTGGTAATACTATTAGAGCAGATAATAGTGCATCTCCAACTTACTTGTCGGCAGATACATTATTGAGGTCTGCAGATTTTGAACCTAACTTTAGTCTAGTACACAACAAGACAAGCAAAAAAACCACTGTAAATTTTGCAAATGCGCCGGCATCAACCGCTAAGATAAGAGTGGAACGTAAAGGTGATAAATATCTAGCGTTTAACAAGAAAATAAAAGAATAATATGGCAAGCTCAATAGTACCAGGTAACATAGACGGAACGTTCCCAATAGCAGGACAGGACAATTCCTCACAAGGTTTTAGAGACAATTTTACAGCAGTAAAAAATAATTTTACAACTGCATCTTCAGAAATAACAGACTTACAGGCTAACAAAGCCAGCACAAATGCCGCTAGTAGCTTTGGCGACAACATTGTATCAAGAATGGCAATGAAAGACAATTCAGAAGTAGTTTTCGCTCAAGGATCTGTGTCTACTGGCACAGTAACAATGAATCATGAGAATGGTAATTTTCAAACATTGACTTTAACAGGCAATGTTACTTTTGCTTTTAGTAATTTTCCTGCTTCAGATAATCTTGGTAGAATTATTTTATTTTTGTCAGTGACTAACAGTGCTGTAACAGCTATTACTTTGCCAAGTTCCGTTAAAAAAGCATCAAACGTACATGGCTCTGATGGTTCATCAGTAACACTTAATCCAGGTATAGGTAATTATATGTGGGAATTCATGACCACTGATGGTGGAACAACTATCTATATGCATCAACTAGGCACAGACTACGCCTAATAATTAGGAGGTACCATGTACTTTCATCCTCTCCAAGAAGAACTAGACAACATGAAGGAAGAAGATCTGGGTAACCGAATTCGTGAACTTACAAAAAAATTAGCAAGTGCAAGACGATTTGGTCGAAATCCAGAACTTCAAGCACAGTTACAAAAGGCCTTAATTGCATATCAACAAACCTTAAGACAGAAAAGACTCAAAGGTTGGATTGACACAAACAAAAAAAATAGAGGCGAGCCAGATCTTGGCGAATTGATAAACGTAGAATAATAATTACTACGTGTCAAAAAAATACTTTAGTTGGAGCACCGGATTTAAATCTATAATTGTTGTTGACAATGAATTGTTTAACAATGACTACACAGTAAAATTACACATTACTCCTATTACTACTAACCTAGAAGAACAGGGAGATTATTTTGAAAGATTGAAAATGCTTTTTGAAAGTATATTCAATAACACAATAACAGCCTATAGAGATGAAAAACTTTATACCATCTTGGAAAAAGAAACAAACAACAGATTTATTCAACTGCCCAAGCCGCCTTATGACCAACTGATGGCCGCAGTATGTTTTACCAAAGCAAATGCTGTTTTACAAGGAAAAATTATAATACATGAGCTTGAATTAAGCAGTTACCAAGGTGATGGTATTACCTACAAAATTGTCAAAGAAGGACCAGAGATTCAGTTGTTAGACATTGACAATTGGTTTCCAACAAAGTATAATAGTTTTGATCCATGGTGGTTAAGACCGGATACAGCAACTTATGATAAAGTTTTACCCAAAGGCATTTATACAGGACACTATCGTTGGCACAACGAAGATGCTGTTGTTTCTGATGTTGACAAAGAACACTCAGAAAATGCTAAAATATTTGAGTTTAATCCAAAGGTTTTAGATGGCGGAAAAGATAAAAATAAATGATTATGGTGACTGCTTTTACGATGAAGATTCTGTAATTGATCTACTGTATAAAGATCCTGAGCTAGACATTTCAAAACTAATTATTGACTCTCCAAAATACAATTCATCTATAGCATCCTTAGGAATAAACCTAGCAAAAATACCTACAGCACCAGATAGGCAAATGCCAATAGCAGAGTTTGATGAAGTAAATTGTAAAAACTGGCATATGCCAGAAAGTTATAGTGAGATCAATGTCCTGCAATGGTTACTAGACAAATGTCAAAATGATGCTGAAAGATTACGAGTACAGGAAGAATATTCTTTATTTGAGCAGAAAAAATTTATAAAGGTTTTACAGTTTTTGATATATTTTGTAGACACACTTAGACAAAATAGCATGGTCTGGGGCGTTGGCAGAGGATCTTCGGTAAGTAGTTTTTGTTTATTTTTGATTGGAATACACAAAGTAAATCCTATGTTGTATAATTTAGATTACCGTGAATTTTTAAGATGATAAGTAAATTAAATAGGAGATAAAAATATGGGAATATCAAGAGCACCAAGAAGAAAAATGTACAGAACCATGCAAGGCCGTATGGTAGATATTGAAAAATTAAGAGGAGCCAACGAAAATACTCCAGCAGTTGGAAACATGAAAGTTAATGCCAGAGGAGATGTTTTAGGAAAAAGTGGCCAAATTATTAAAGCCAAAGAAAAGGTCATGAAAGAATATTATGAAACTCCTAAAGGCAGAGCAACAGAACATCCAAGAATTAAAACTCCATCAAAACAAAAAGTTATTCAACCCAAAGCAGTAATTGAAAAAACTGTTGCACCAAAAGTTACAAAAGCTGTTGAAACAACAAAACCAAAAACTACTGCAACCAAATCAGGCATAGACGCCGCACTTGACGGTATAGAATAATTCAATGGCTATAAAGCACTTGATCAATGCCGGTTGTTCATTTGCACATGGCTATGGTAGTACACCGCTAACCACCGAAGAATACAAAATTATAAAACAGCCAGGGTTGGACAAAATATCCAATTCTCGATATGTTGGTCAACTAGGTTGTCCAATAGAGAATGGAAACTGGAGTGGAGGATATGCCAGTCAGGGATATTACATTACTAAAAAATTTAATTTGAGTTACAATGACCTTGCAAGGAATGGTAATAGTAATGAAAGCATACAAAGAAACCTTAAAGATTACTTGGTAGACAAAAAAAATAAAGAAGAACACATTGTACTGATTGGGTGGACTCATGCATTTAGGAGAGAATACATCAGTTGGAATAAAGATAAACAAAAAGGTGAATGGACACAGTATAGAGAAATACCAAAGCCAGGTTCTAGATTTTTCAATAGTTTTTTATTAAGATTTACTCGTGCAAATACTTTAGGCAAAACCATGGTAACATTTAATGAAAGAGAAAATCGGCCTATTAGTTTTGAAGATCATAGTGAATATCGGAAATACAACATAATTCTAGATACACAGAGATTACTAGAGTCATGGAATGTGCCTTACATTATGTACAACGGGTGTGGTGCAGAAAATGAAAGCACTATGCCAGCAGTGTTAGACTTAAAAAAACGTATCAAAAAAGAAAATTTTTATATGTTTGAATCTTCTATTGATCAACTTCTAAAGGATCACCCAAATTGGAAATTTAGAGACGGTCATCCCAACAACGAATTTCATAAAAAAATGAGTAATAATATGTCTCCTATGTTTCAAAAACTGTTGACAAACAATTAAATTTCATATAATATACTACAAATGGGACAGATAGAAGATCTACAAGCAAAAGGTTTTGGCAGTCACGGTGGTAAAACATGGACTGTTGAAAATGACATTGTACCTTTAAAGAAAAGAGTACTAGTGTCCAACATGAAGTTTGGAGAGGTCAAAACCAAAGGCGGAATTATCATGCCTGACGACGATGGATCAGAACACGGTATTCACCCTAGATGGGCCAAAGTATATGCTGTTGGCAGTCAGCAAGAAGATGTCAACGTTGGCGAATGGGTAATGGTTGCACACGGAAGATGGTCAAGAGCATTCAAAGTCAAAAAGCAAGACACTGAATTAGAAGTGAGAATGATAGACGAAAACGACATTCTTCTTGTTTCAGAAAATGATCCTGGCAATGAAGTTGCTTTAAAAGCTGGTTACATTAACATGGGTGGTGCAAAACAAATGACCAAACTACCCGGCAATGACTAAATTTGTCTGTACAAAATGCAATATAGAATTTGACGACTGTAGATATTGGTTTGATAGTTTGTATTTTGCTAAATTTGATCACAGAGAAATTAAACCTTTTTGTGGTCCTAAATGCGTAGATGAATGGCACAAAGAAAACAAAGTAAAAGAGTGGGAACCAAGAGAAACACCGTATCCAAAAGGTCCGGAGTGGCAAGTAATCCAAAATTTACACCCTGCCATGTTCCAATCAAAAAATTAGTCACACTAGCAGAACTGGGTCTAGGAGTTGAAAGACCGTTAAATGCTGAAAAACGTAAGTGGATAAAAAAACTTACAAAAGAAACTGATCATAAACCAATACTTGTCACGCCAATAAAAGATTCAGGTTACTATGTTTTAGCAGATGGTTGGCACAGAGTACAAGCGGCCAAAAAGAACAAACAAAAAACTATCTACGCACTACAGGTTCCTGTAAGAGTAGGACTTACTATGGCCAAAGTCAACAAGATATTGAGAGACATAGACAAAGAATTTAACTACAAATTAGATACCAGTGGCATAGTGGCACACTGGGCAGTACTACAATCAATGTTAAACTAGGAGGAAAAATGAAAATATCACAAAAAGCAAAAGCATTTAGAACAGTAAAACAGGCAGTAGCAGGATTGGGCCTTATCAGTTTATTATTTTACAGTTTGGTTTTATTTTTAAATTTCTTACAAAGTTAATGGACAAATTTATTTTTGATGTTGACGGCACTCTTACGCCTAGCAGACAAACAATAAATCCAGACTTTGCTATTTTCTTTAAAAAATTCTGTAAAGAAAATGATGTGTATCTAATTACAGGCAGTGACAGAAACAAAACAATAGAACAAGTTGGGCAAGAAATTTACAACCTAGCTAAACGTGTGTACAACTGCTCAGGCAGTGACGTTTGGGAAGGCAGTCAAAACATCAAACGTAACCACTGGCAACTGCCACAAGATGCAAGAAAATTTTTATTAGATTGTTTACTGACAAGTGAATTTTCAAATAAAACAGGCAATCATTTAGAGCAACGTGCTGGTATGTTGAATTTCAGCATTGTTGGAAGGTTGTGTACTATAGAACAACGTATAACATATTGTGAATGGGATCAAAAGCACAATGAAAGAAATACAATTTCCAAAAAGTTTAACAATCTATTTCCAGAATTACAAGCAACTGTTGGAGGAGAAACAGGAATTGACATTGCTCCGAAAGGTGCAAATAAAAGTCAAATAGTAGATGATTTTAATTCAAGTGATACACTGCATTTTTTTGGTGACGCAATGGGTATTCAAGGTAATGACTATCCTCTAAAAAAGTTGATCATTGACCAGGATCATGGATTATGTTATACTGTGAACAGTTGGAAGGATACAAAAAAATTATTAAATGAAAGAACTTTGGGTAGAAAAATATAGACCAGACACATTGAAAGATTATGTGGTTAGAGATGATGCACAACGTCAGCAAATAGGTGCTTGGATAAAAGATGGTGCTATTCCTCACTTGTTATTTTCTGGTGCTCCGGGTGTGGGTAAAACAACTCTTGCAAAAATACTTTTTAATGAACTAAAAGTTGATGCCTATGATATACTGGAAATAAATGCTTCAAGAGAAAACAGTGTAGACACAGTGCGAGACAAGATAATAAATTTTGTTCAAATCATGCCTTTTGGTGCATTCAAATATGTATTGTTAGATGAAGCAGACTATATCACTCCCAATGGACAAGCGGCCTTGCGTGGTGTAATGGAAACATATCATACTTCAGCTAGATTTATTTTAACTTGCAATTATCCAAACAGAGTAATTCCAGCACTTCATTCCCGATGCCAAGGATTCCATATTGAAACAATAGACAAAAATGAGTTTACTGCGAGAGTGGCTACAATTCTAATTGAAGAAAAAACTGAGCAAGACATTGAAACACTAGACACATATGTCAAAGCAACATATCCAGATTTAAGAAAATGTATTAACATGGTACAAATGAATACTAGAGATGGCAAACTTGTTCCTCCAGCACAAGGAGATTCTCATCAACAAGATTACAGATTAAAAATGGTTGAACTGTTCAAAGCAGGCAAAATTAACGAAGCAAGAAAACTTGTTTGTGCTCAGGCAAGACCAGAAGAGTGTGAAGAAATTTTTAGATGGTTGTATGACAACTTAGAAATTATATCTAAAGACGAAGACCAACAAGATAAAGCAATACTAGTTATAAAACAAGGACTTGTTGATCATTCATTTGTTGCTGACCCAGAAATCAATTTGGCAAGTGTTATGATTAAATTGGCAAGACTGCAAAATGCGTAATTGGTTCAAAGTTTGGTTATATGCCCTTGGCAGTTTCTCAGACAAAAAGACAAGACCCTATGACAAACAGGTAGCACTTGTAAGATCTTTTTGGGTAGTGTTGCACATACTAACCTGTTCAATGATCATTATAGGTAACGGCAGAATACTAGGTTGGTGGTAAAATGAAAATTAGATATTACAAAGACATTGATGGTTGGAGATGGACGGGGTTTTTACTTGCCATGATTGGTGCCTTTATACTATCTAATGCTAATGTTGAAACACAATGGATGGGTTGGGCAATTGCCACCTGCAGTTGTTCCATATGGATTTATATGGGGATCAAAGATGGCGACACTCCTAGAGCATTGATGGAAGCGATGTACTTGTTATTAGCATTGAGAGCAATTTGGAATTGGATAGCATAATGGGAACTAAACACGCAAAGAAAAGATTTTTAATAATTTACTACACACGTAAACCTGATGGTAAGTTTGATGAATTAGTTGAATTATCCAAGAAAAAAATAGGTGCTGGCAAACTGACCAAAGCCAAAGTTGTGTTAGATTTGTTAGAGAATAAAATTTTAAAATTAGACTTAGATGGTGCACCTGAAGATATTACGTACAATCAAGTTTTTGAACATTATAAAAAATTTTATAAAGACGCTATAGAACAGTTTTTAAATTAATCACCATACATATTCAAAATTTCTGTAACTGCTGGGTGTCTTTGAATATCTGCTTTTGTCAATTCTATAAATCTCACATAACTTGCATTAAAATATCTTTCATAATATCTTCTAAAGTCCACAAGTCCGTTATCTAACATCCTGTCTGATTGTTTACAATCGCCTGTTATGACCATTTGGCTACCTTTTCCCAGCCTAGTCATTAACATTTTCATTTGACTTGGTGTTGAGTTTTGCATTTCATCTCCAATTATGAAAGTGTGTTTAAATGTTCTACCTCTCATAAAAGCCAACGGAGCAATTTCTACTGTGCCTGTGGCCAACATTTCATCTATCTGATGTGGCATAAAATGATTTGCGAATACATCTAGTATTGGTTTCATCCATGGTTCCATTTTTTGATTAATATCGCCAGGTAAAAATCCTATTTCTTCATCCACTGATGACGCTGGTCTTGTTATTACTATTTTGTCTATCTCGCTTTTTTGAAATCTTTCTATTGCTCGTTCTGTTGCGAGCATCGTTTTGCCTGTACCGGCAGGGCCTAATGCCACTATAATTCTGTATTGGTAATTTAATAATAGATCTAGATACTCTTGTTGACCTTCTGACTTGGCCGTAGGTCTAGCCGCAAGTTTTTTTTCGTTTAGATAGTTCATAAAGGATATAATGTTTGATTGTTGTTTTTTGCGTCTTTGTTTACGAGACATATGATAAAAGTATTTAATGGTGCGACTAGTGAGTAATAGTAGCATAATTGCCGCTAGGCTTTTATCTGCTAAATATAATCATGCATGATGTTTTAGACATAATCCGTAATGTGCAATCGTTGTACGCAATATCACCTAGTCTTACAATACTTAAAGACTTTGAAAGAGTGTTAGATGAGCTAGATGTCTATGTGTTTAAAAATTGGGAAGACGGAGAACTTTTAGAAGGGCCAAAAGATTCAAGACACTTTGTGACTTGTAGTTTTATGTGGCCAGCAGAAAATATGCCAGATCCTAGTGGTGGCAAAAGACTATTAGATCGTGGTTGCAAAGTCACATACAAAAAAGATACTTTATTCAAACCAAGACCTATAAAAGGACCTGAAGATTACAGACCAGGTACAACCAAAGGCAGAATTGACGGCCATGATATTTGGGTGGTTGAAATACGTATGCCAAAGGAACTAATTGGAAATTTTAAACACAGTACTAATGTGCAAGATCCAGAAACTAACCAACCAGAAGACACAATATAATAATGTTGAATGAAGGACTAAAAGCAGGTGACTTAGACGGTATCATTGAAAAACAATTTTCTGTTGATCAATACCAAAGTAAGATGGGTGAAGATACAGATGTTTGTGTTTTATCTTTTGTTTGTACAACTCAAGCAGGAGCAAAAGATTTAGAATCATTTGCTGAAAAAGGTTACAAAAATGTTTTAGACGCTGATGCAACACCTGGTACGATGATTGATGGCAAGTATAGAGTATTTGTAGAATTTCCTAGAGATGAAAAACTTGCAATGTCCATTAAAGAATTTTTAATTGATCTTAAAAAACTAACAAATTTAGAAAGTTTTCAATACACATATCATAAAGGATCTATGCCGGTAGATGCTATTGACGAAAATTTAAATGCAATACCATACAGTGCAGAAACATACACACAAAAAATTCAAAATCTTAGAATTGGAGAAACTAAAAAATTCTTTGATAATTTCCAAATGATGGAAATGAAATTGAACGACAATATTATGACGATTAAAAAAGACGGACAGCAACAAAGTCTTGCTTTTGAAATACACAATTTTGGGTCAACTGATGCTATTATAAAAGAAACAAAAGCATTTGCTATTGATCAAAAATCCATGGCAGAGACCATGCACTTAACTAAATTTTTTGGACCTTACAATATTACCAAAACAAATGAAAACAAATTCATTTTTAGCAAGGACGGTGAGTCTGCGGTAGTAAGTAAGTACAAATGGTAAGACTATCAAAAAACTTTACACTTCAAGAATTTACTAAAAGTCAAACAGCACTGCGACAAGGTATTGACAATACTCCAGGTGAAGAACACTTGCACAATGCTAAAACATTATTTGAAAAAGTTGTACAGCCTGTAAGAGAAAAATTTGGTGTGACAGTTATTAATTCGGGATACAGAGGACCAACATTAAATGAAGCAGTTGGTGGCTCAAGCAAATCACAGCACTGCAAAGGCGAAGCGGTTGACATTGAATGTCCTGGTACACCTAACTATGATGTAGCCAAATGGGTATCCGACAACCTCGACTTTGATCAACTCATATTAGAATTCTACACGCCAGGCATACCTGATTCAGGTTGGGTACACGTTTCATACAAAGCAGAAGGCAATCGTAAGAGCATTTTGACTGCAATGAAAGAAAACGGCAAAACTGTTTACAAGCCTGATCTAATTCAATAAATACGTACATTATGTTTACACAGATTAAAATGGTAATGACCCTTGTAATGGTCCTAGGTTTAGCAGGAGCAGGGGTATACGTTATGAAATTAAAAGCAGATAATGCCACACTTAAAGCAAATCAAGTGAAATTAGAAACAGCAGTGGCAGAACAAACTAAAATGCTTGAACAACAGAAAAAAGACTTTAATGCCATAATGGAAAGCAACAAAAAATTAAATGTTTTAATAAACACTTTCAAAAAAGACTTACAAGACCTAGACAAAAGATTCACAAAGAAAAATAGAGACATCGGCAAACTAGCACTACAAAGAACAGAATCAATTGAAAGAATTGTAAACGGTGGTGGTAAGAATGCGGCAAGATGCATTGAGTTAGCATCAGGTGCAGAACACACAGAAGCAGAATTAAAAGCAACATTAAAATCAGAGATTAACCCAGAGTGCCCGGCACTAGCAAATCCAAATTATGTACCATTTCAATAAAATATTAGCAGTAGCATTTATTATATTACTGACAGGTTGTAGTATAGGTGGTGAAAAGAAAATTAAAATATTTTCTTTGGAGAAGCCAAGAGAGAAGTTAGATTATCCAATGCCAACACCTTTACAAATGGAAGAGATCTACTGGCATATTATCACAAGTAAAAACGCACAAGAAGTTTTTAAAAAACTTGAAGAAGCAGGCATAGACCCTGTGTTGTTTGGAATCACAGACAAAGACTTTCAAGTACTTGCCAGAAATTTTGCACAGATCAGGCAAAAACTGCAAGAAACAAACAACCTTTTGCTAGAATACAAGAAGTACTACGAAGACTCTGGTAAATCCGAATAAATACTACTATAATGAAGATCAGCGATAACACAGCAATTTCAATGCCAATGCGGAATTTACTTTCCATCTTGGCCGCAGTTGCAATTGGAGTGTGGGGATATTTTGGCCTAGTGGAAAGACTTACACTTTTAGAAATGCAAAATGCATCGATAGTAAAAGATCTAGAACACCAAGTGCAGAAACTTACAGCAGATATTGAGAAGAACAACGAATTTAGAATCAAGTACCCAAGAGGTGAATTAGGTCAAAGTTCACAGGACATAGAACAATTCATGTTAATTGAAGACTTGTACAAATCATTTGACCGAATGCAAAAGCATCTTGACAGCATGTCTAACAACAAGATCAACATCGAGTTCTTAAAAGAACAGATGGAAAAAGCACAACAAAACATTGAGAAGTTAAAAGACGCTGACAGAGAAATAGTTTACAAAAACGGAAACGGAAAACACTAATGATAAAAAATTTAAAAGATCTAGTTATAGTTATATTGGTAGCTGGCATACTTGCTCTGCTAGGAGTGATAATCATAGGCGACTATTATGTTGCACTACAAGAAAATAGACCCATAGACGAAAGTGTTATCACTTTGATGAAAATGGCACTTACAGGACTAATTGGCATTATTGCTGGATGGATGGGATCTAAATGATCGAAACAGTAGTAGCCTTGTTAATGTTGGTCAACGGTGAGATCAAAGAACACAGAATACAAGATTCAATGGCAATTTGCCTAAGAGGTAAACGCACAGCAGAAAGACAATACAGTGCAGGTACAAAGTATCAGTGCCTTAAGGCTAAAGCACAACTAGAGTCTAACATTGACGGCAGTAGATCAATCCGAGCAATAATATTGGAGTAAAAAATAATGTGGACCTATAGAGCAAAAGTTGTTAGAGTCATAGATGGCGACACAGTTGACGTGGACATCGATCTAGGATTTGGAATTTGGCAGAAGAATGAACGTGTGAGGATCATGGGCATTGACACTCCAGAATCAAGAACAAGAGATAAGATAGAAAAGAAATTTGGATTGGCGGCAAAAGTCAAACTTAAATCAATACTAGGAAAAATAACTGTATTGAAAACCACAATCAACAAAAAAGGTGTTGACATGAAGGGTAAGTTTGGCAGGGTTCTAGGCGACTTCTTGCAGAATGATAAATCTGTGGCAAAAATAATGTGTGAAACAGGACACGCAGTTGCATACTTTGGTGGTGCAAAAGCAGATGTTCAAAAGCAACACATTAAGAACAGGAAGAAACTAGTGGCACAGGGAGTTGTCAAAGGTGCCATTGAATAAATACGTATATTAAACGGAGAATAAAACATGGAAATGATAGTAGCACTAGCAATGAAATTTTGGCAATGGACAGTATTAATCGCTGTTGTAATAATTGCCGCAATTATAAATTTTACAGACAAAAGAGCAACAACAAAATTAAAATTTTACTACAAGGGAATGCCTAAGTTACAACCTATACCAATTAAAACAAAAGGAAAAGGTTTTTGGAAAGGTATTCTTATGTGGTTATTGTCAACAAGGAATTGGGAAGTGACAGAAGATTGGAAGTATAACATTGATGGTGAAGAGTATGTGATACCAGCAGGATTTCAATTTGACGGAGCAAGTATTCCAAAATTTTTAAGATCTTTCTTTTCACCGGTTGGTGTATTATTGATCGGCGGACTTGTTCATGACTACGCATACAAATACAAAACACTTCTTAAGAAAAATAAAAAACAAACCATGGGCGAAATAGATCAAAAAAGAGCAGATGTAATTTTTAGAGATATTAATATAATTGTTAACGGCTTCTATTCCATGAACTATCTAGCATACTGGTCATTAAGAATAGGTGGCTTTGTAGCATGGAACGGTCATAGAAAAAGAAATGCTAAAATCAAAGGTATAAAATAATGGCTGTTTTAAAAGAAGACATGATTGTACCAAAAAAGAAAGTCAACATTGAACTAGAAGTTGACACCAACGTGCATGACAGTTCAAAAAACAAATATCAAGGTCTTATAGATCTTGCTAAAGCAGTTGACAGTTGGAGAATATTTCCAAGAATATTCATTACCACTTATATCATTTTACTATACAAATGTGTTATATGGTACATGAATTTACCAAATCCCTCAATGGAACAGTCAGGTTTGATTAGTATTGTTGTTGGTGCTGGTGCGGCCTGGTTTGGATTGTACACCGGATCAAGAGCAAAGTCTAGCAAATAGTCACCACATTGACAGATTACATATCTGTTGTAAAATATACTAATGAAAGATTACTATAAAATTCTCGGTGTTTCCGAAGATTCTTCTGCTGACGAAATAAAAAGAGCATTTAGAAAACTTGCTGTACAACATCACCCTGATAGAGGCGGTGATGAGAAAAAGTTTAAAGAAGCAAACGAAGCATATGACACCTTAAAGGATATTAACAAAAAACAAGAATACGACACTATGAGAAGATTTGGTTCAAGGTCTCGTGGACAAGGTTCTGGTTTTAGATTTAACACTGGAAACTTTGATGAATTTTTTGGTGGTGATTTTTTTGATGAATTTATGAGTGGAGTTGGTCCTTTTAGAACTAAACAAAGATTTAGACAAAGACAACAAGTCAACAAAGATGTGTCGATAAGAATATCATTGAGTATAAAGGAAATTACAAAGAGCGTTAAAAAAACAATCAGCGTAAAGTTGCCATCGGGCAAAGAAGAAATAGTCGACGTCAAGATAGGTGCTGGTGTACAACATGGCACAGTCTTTAAATATCCTGGACTTGGAGATAATGCAAATAAAAACTTGCCACGAGGCAATCTATTAATAAGAGTAAATGTTTTAGATTCGGACGGATTTACTAGAAAAGGAAATGATCTTTGGACCGACCGTACTATAGACGCCATTCAGGCAATGACAGGTACAGAATTTCAAATACGTGACCTAGATGACAACGTTGTATCCGTCAAAATTCCAGCTGGTACACAACCTAACAGTGTTCTACAACTCAGTAACAAAGGAATGCCTGTACACGAAACCTTATCAATTAGAGGAAATATGTATATAAAAATACACATTACAATACCAAAATTGACCAAACAACAATTAAATAAAATAAAAGAGTTATAAATTATGCTACAGATATACCTACACCCTGCGCAGTGTCTTACAACCAAAAGCGATCCTTTTAATTTTGAACAAGGTGTACCTGGTCATAACGACTTAGAAAAATTTGAGAATGACATGGTCAAGCTCATGATATCGTCAAAAGGAATAGGGTTGGCCGCAAACCAAATAGGCATTACCAAACGATTCTTTTGTTTAGGTTATGAATCATTTGACGTATTCACAAAACCTGTTATAATATGGAATCCACAGATAAAAACAAGTTCGGAAGAAACTGTTGTGGATGTAGAAGGTTGTTTAAGTTTTCCAGATATTTGGATTAAAGTAGACAGACCAAAAAAGGTTACAGTAACTTGGCAAAATATGAAAGGTGAAACATTGATGCAACATTTAGACGGAATGGAAAGTAAATGTTTTCAACACGAACTAGATCACCTTGACGGAATTACATTTAACACCAGAGTTTCAAAATTGAAATGGGACATGGCTCAAAAGAAAGCACTTAAAAAATGATTGAAAGCACAGACGATCTAGAAAATATATTTGAACAAGCAGTAAAAGAAGCAGAGAAAAGAAGACATGAATATGTCACTATAGAGCATTTACTGTTAGCACTGGTCAAAGACAAAAACATTGGAACCATATTGCATGATTTCAAAGTTAAGATGCCTACTTTAATAAGAGAGCTTGAAGGATATCTTGATAATGAAGTTAAAGATATAATAGTAAAAGATTTAACCAAACCTGTTAATCCAAGAAAAACTGCTTCATTAGAAAGATTAATGAACAGAGCATTTACACAGGCACTGTTTCAAGGCAGACAGGATCTTAAACCTATAGATATATTATTAAGTATTTTTGCTGAAAAAAGAAGTTACTCTGCATTTTTACTTAAAAAATTTAATGTCAACAAAGATGATTTGACAGACATGATAAGTGCTGAAACTATTATTGATGATAGTGGATTTGGGCCGGGCGGAGAACAAAAACTAAGACCAAATCAAGCAGATAAAATTTTAAAAAACTATACAGAAAATTTAAATCAAAAATATTTTGATAAAAAAATAGATCCAGTAATAGGACGTGAAGTAGAACTTGATATTATAAAGCAAACACTTGCAAGAAGAAACAAGAATAATGTTTTACTTGTTGGTGATCCCGGCGTAGGAAAAACAGCAGTTGTAGAAGGACTGGCACGTAGAATTGCTAAAAACAAAGAAGATGTACCAGAATATCTTAAAGATCATATTGTATACAGTTTAGATGTATCTGGCATGATAGCAGGTTCTAAGTTCAGAGGAGACTTTGAAGAAAGATTAAAACTAATTTTAAATGCACTAGAAAAGAAAGGCAAAAGTATTCTATTTGTTGACGAAGCACACATGATGGTAGGGGCAGGATCAACAGGGCAAGGAGGAGTTGATCTAGCACAAATGATTAAACCTGTGCTTACAAAAGGTACAATTAAAGTAATTGCATCAACTACCTGGGAAGAATATAGAAAGTTTTTTGAAAAAGACAGAGCTTTAATGAGAAGATTTCAACGAGTGCAGATAGGTGAGCCAGATAACGATACTGCAATAAAAATTCTTAAAGGAGTAAAGACATATTATGAACAGTTTCACGGCTGTAAAATTACAGATGAGGCTTGCGAAGACTGTGTTGAATATTCAGCAAAGTATATTGCTGATAAAAAACTTCCAGATAAAGCCATAGATATTTTAGATTCTGCTTGTGCAAGATTAAGATTGAATGAAATTAAAGATGGCAAAATTGATCATGATCAGGTGATACACGAAATTTCAAAAGCAACAGGTATATCAATTGAACAATTGTCTCAAAAACAAGCCGTAAATTTAAAAACACTTGACGAAAAAATGAAATTACAAATATACGGTCAAGATAAAGCATTGAACAACATTATCGATAAAATTTTAGTATCAAGAGCAGGACTTAAATCCTTAAACAAACCAGTAGGATCATTTTTGTTTTTAGGACCTACAGGTTGTGGTAAGACTGAAACAGCAAGACAATTAGCAAAAACACTTGGTGTCGAACTACTTAGATTTGATATGTCGGAATATCAAGAAAAACATTCAATTGCAAAATTAATAGGATCACCTCCAGGCTACGTAGGGTACGAAGATTCAAACATGGGTGGCGGAATGTTTGTAAATGAAGTTGAAAAAAATCCTCACGCAGTAGTTTTATTTGATGAGATTGAAAAGGCACACCGAGATGTGTCAAATATGTTGTTACAAGTGATGGATTATGGTACAGTCACTGGATCAAATGGAAAGAAAGCGGATTGTAGAAACATTACTTTGATTCTTACTTCTAACTTAGGAGCAGAGGAAATGGAAAAAGCAACTTTAGGTTTTGGTGAATCAGAAAGAACAGAAGACGACGATGCAATGAAAAGATTTTTTCCGCCAGAGTTTAGGAATAGACTAGATGCTGTAATTAGATTTAATAAATTAAAGAAAGACACAATGAAAAAAATTGTTAAAAAATTCATCCTAGATCTTAACAATATGACTGTTGAGAAAAATGTTGAGGTTAATTCAAGTGAAGAAGCAGTTGAATATCTAATAGATAAAGGATTTGATGACAAACTAGGAGCAAGGCCGTTGCAGAGAATAATAGACAATGAAATTAAAAAGCCATTGTCACGAATGATTTTATTTGGTGATTTACAAGATGGCGGCAGAGTTGAAGTGAATGTTGTAGATAAAGAACTACAGATTACGTACAAAAAACCAGTCCAAACAAAAACAAAAACAAAAACAAAGAAAACTGTAGATGAGAAAACATCATAATAAATTATATTTTGGCAAGTATACTCACAAGGCAACATTTATTATTCCTAAAATAAATGTCCTTTATCCGACTAACAGTTATTATTTAGATAAACTTCTTAGTCAATTAAATATTGACGAGCCTTGTGCTAAAGTTGCAAATTTTATTATAAACAACAGAGAAAATTGTAATTTTAGAATACAAAATAACAAGATAATTTTTTATGCAAATAAAAATTTAATATTTGAACTTATTACTGACCTGTGGGATCAGTGGTGCAATATGAAAACTGTCAATATAAAACATTTGCAATTACTCAACAAAAACACAATGGTTTGTAAGAGATTGCCTTTGGGTAAATTTTTATATCAAATACACGTTAAATCAGATATGTACGATAAGATTACAACGGATCAAAGAGAGTTATTGTACAAATACCTTACCCAAAACGAAGACAATGCAACTATTACTAATAGAAACTTAAAACAATGGCTATCGGGCAATGGAGCAATACATTATGATTTGACTGGTTATTTTTATGTAAAAGACGAAAAGGCGTTGATGCCTATATACATGATCTCAAACCATATTGTTGATCGTGTAACAAAATTTGTGAAAGTTTAATATGATAGAAATAATTAAAAAATTAGTAGATAAAAACATTTTCAAAGAAGACACACTAATAGAAGCAGAGGTTACTAAATCATTTATGGGATCACCTGTCAAAAAGGTAGTTGTGTTAAAAGTGAAGCAAGTTTATGACACATATTGTTTGGCCGATGAACAAAATGCTTTGGAATATAATCCTCCTATGAGAAAAATAATGTTTAAAAATATCACTATTGTTGATGGCATGGAACCAATTGAATTAGCCGCTGTTTACGGACTAGCACCAAAAACAACTAGATTCAACACACGTCAAGAACAATAAATAAGAGCATATGGCACAATCGAGTACTACACTATCTGGACAAACAACATTTAAATCTGCAATCACGATTGCAGAAGGTGCTACTTTTACGTCAGCAACAAAGAAGATTTCAGCGGCATCAACTAGTTTATCAAGTTTATCTGTTAGAGATTTAATAACTGTGACTGGTACTACTTCGAACAACAGTACATTCACTGTTGCAACTGTTGACGATAATGGAACTTTTATTACAGTGCAAGAAGATATTACTACAGAAACTTCAGATGGCTCTACAGATACAGTTTTAACATATGTAGGATTTGTTACCGATAAAGTAAAAGGTGATGGTTATTACTCTCAGCCAGAAGGCGTACACACAGTAGCGTTTTATGTCACTGCAACTTGTACAGGTGCTCTTAAAATGCAAGGATCGTTGGCAACAACTCCAACAGAAGACGATTTCTTTGACATAGATAATACTACATTTACAACAGATCAAAGTACAACAATTAATTCTGTTAACTTTACAGGAAATTTTGTTTGGGTAAGAGCAAAACTTACAGGCAATACTGCAGGCTCAGTTAGTAAAATTCTTTTCAATCATTAATCTATATATTACGCGACTTTTAGTAAGAACAATTTTAGTTGACAGATCTGTATTCTAGTTTATACTAGTAGTATGAATGATAAAGACATAGAAAAAATACAAACCATTGACATTACTGTGACTGCAGAATCATTAGACGCTCATGTTCAATGTTTAAAAGATAACGGATATTCGGTCAACAAAAACACTACAAACTTTTTGCATCTAACACTTTGTTTTTTAATTGGTGCATTTATAATGGGGACAATAATAAATGGATAAGGTAACAATTACTTGTTTAGATAACGGCAAAACCAAACTAGCTGATGTTTTAACCCAAACAGACAAACACATGAAAGTTGTAATTGAAGGAACCACAATAACTGTAGAGTTATCAAGACAGGACGTAAATAAACCGTACATAGGAAACACAGCAGGTTTAGAATTTACGTATGGAGACTGAAAAATTAAAAGTTAAACTAGAATTATATTCAACTTTCTGGGATAAAAAGCCAAAAATAGAAGTTTGTATTGATAATGAATCCAAATACAAAAATGAAGTCACAGGCACTGAACATAAACCTGACATAATAGAATTTACACACGAATTTACACACGATAAAAAATATAAACTTAGGCTAATCAGAAGCAACAAAGGAAAAAATCAAACAGTCCTTAATAAAAAAGGAGAAATTGAAAAAGATCAGTTAATACACATAAAATACATAGAAATAGATGAAATTGATATTGGTGCTTTGGTATATGCAGGTGTATACACTCCAGAATACCCGGAACCATGGTACTCACAACAGCAGGCTAAAAAATTAACGCCGCCAAAAAGTTTAACAAATGTCACTGCTATGGGGCATAATGGAGCATGGGAATTGGAATTTAAATCTCCATTTTACATGTGGTTGTTAGAGAACTTGTATTAATAAATACAGTACATTATGATTTACGAAGACATCAAAACACTTTTAACTACACTAGACAGCATAGCAAATGCACCTGAATCAGCGGTGCAGGAAGACGCAGGCACTATGGATTGGTCAACAGACAAAGTGAAAGAATTTGGTGATGCTTTGATACAACTGGCAAAAGGACAAGTGCCCAGTGACGATTTACAGATAGACGATCTCGAAGATGGTTGGGCAGGTGCTGATCAAGACAGTCGTGATCAAATGGCGGAAACTATCGGCGCACGATTAATGAATGTGCTAGTAGGCTATTTGCAATTCAGTGCTGGTCAAAAACCAAGCACCGACGATGTCAAAGACGCACAAGGAGTTGTTAATGATCCAGAATTTAAGAAAGCATACCACAGCAACGAATCAGCGGT